ATGAAATTAATGGAACTTCAGGAAGATATTGAAAATCCAACTCTTTTATTTCAACCAACTTTTCAGGGAAAAACCAAGCTATCATATTACAAAGATAGTTTAATTCCTCTTTTGAAGGTTGACCGAAGATAAAATTATTGGATTCATCGACCGGCAGCACTAATTTTAGAGCCTTTGGTAGATCCACTAGAAAATAGTCGTCATGAGTTATCTTATTGAATAGTTCTCTACATTTGAGAAGTATTGCAATCTTATAATTCAGTTCGGCTATTTTAGAGAATCTATTATTTTTATAATACTCCATAGCATCCCGTTGGAATCTAGGAGGCTCTCCCTTCAATAAAGAAGTGAAAACCTTTCTAGCGGCAGATACATTGACTGAATCTACCTTCTTTCCAAAGTAGGAATATGGGTTCTTATAATAATTTAAAAGACCTAAAAGTTGCGCTCACTGTAGTCCGTCCTTATTCATTACTCTTTGAGTAAGGTAACCGATTATGGAGTGTATGTAAGCGTTGTCCTTCTTTCTACGGGATTGGATTTGGGTCAATAAGAAAGTCTTGATAAGAGACTTTCCTATTTTCCTATTTACCAATTTGGTGGCTATACTCAGTCTACCAAAGAAATTATTATTTGAAATAAATTCTTTGAAAGAAAGAGCAGAGACATCAACACCATAGTAAGAGGTTCGCTTAGCAAACTCTAATACCGGTTTCTCGGAAATGATACTTTTGTTTTGATTGATAGAAACTCCAAGGTCATTACATAAAGTAATGTACCTTTTAGCTACTAACGAATCAAAAATAACAATGTCATCTCCCAGAACTACATACTGGTCGTATCAGCCTTGAAAAGTAGGGTTTATCATTTTGTGGCAATACTGAACCATCATATGATGAGTTAAGTTCAGCATTGCCCAAGAGGATAAAGCCCCCATTGGTTGACCAACCGCATAATGTTTATCTCCTTCCTCAATATTATATGAGTTAGGAGGAACAGAATACGGTCTATCAACCAATATACTTTGTCAAGTAGGTCCGAATTCCGGTCCATAAAGAGCAGAGAGGATTTCGCTCTGAGATGAAATCGGCAACCTATCAGTTGCTGAAGACAAATCAAATCCGAAAGACCCTCCATATTTTATTGATAAAGATTGGGCATAAGTAAAAGCCTTCTCTTGATCATGAGTCCCATCATTTGGAAATCTCCGAAATAAATCGAAGAGATCATCATGAAGGGGCTTCAGCAATGATTGTGTTAAAACATCAACCATCGCAAAAATACGGAGTTTCCCTGCCGCTTCTTCTTTAAAGGCAAGTCGACCGATTGGTCCTCTCGCCCCTATAGAAGTTTGGAATCCGGAGCCTGCATTAACCATCTTTTTTAGATAGTCAATGTGGTTCAGGCCTCATTCAAGGTTACTGATAACAGTTCTTAGAAAATCAGACTCGGTTAGTTGGATGTACTTTTTAATACTATCCATCACTAGAGAATTCTCTCGTAGTGATAGGTAGGATGTCAAAAGTCCTTTTCAACTAACACGACTTCCTGGACTGGATTTCCATATAGGTAGCAATCTCCTAGTTGCTAGCTTATGTGGATGAAAGGTATAAGAGAAATTTGTAACTAGTATTCGCTTAGAATAATTTCTAAGGAAATAGTTAAAATCGCTCAAATGCCCTTCTACTCCAGTAAATGGATCAGTGATGGTATTAATCTTTGGGTTAAACCCTGTTTTAAATATACGATATATTGAAAACAAAGTTTGCCAAAGACGAATTACCGTCAAGGATCCGTTTGCTATCGAGGCCCGATCAGCCAATTTTATACAAATTGGAAGACCGGACCGAGATAACCGAGGAAGAGGAAGATTGGGTTCAATCTCTCTCAGTGATGAGAAAGGTTGACCCGCAATTTTCTTCTGAATTGCTAGTTGACATGCCTTTAGATATTTTGTTGTCATAATTGGACCATGATTCTTATTAAATTTAATAATGAAAATGGCGAAATTATGCATCATTCTGATTCGGTTAGTCTCTTTAGTACTTTGAGTTATGACTTGGAGGATTCTCCAACCCACATCTCGGAATACTAACTTCAAATGTTTTTCATTTGAAAGTGAGATCATACTACCCGCTTCATAGACCGACTTATAAAGTTTAAGGTTAACGAAAAATGAATGGGAAATAGAATTTTTATAATTATATTTTTCCATGAATTTAAGTTTATTTTAATCATTTATAGGCAGAGAACCTTCGGTACGATCGATTTTCACGATTAATCCTGAGGCTTAAAGTCCTCAGAGTGTCGATATACAACACCCTGGTCGTGGGACTCATCCATCGCTTTCAAGAAAGCATGGGTCTCCCCCTCCAGGCCCTTCTTACGGGGCGTTTCAGGTTTGAAATGCAACTAAGTAAGGGAGGTAGTATATAGAAAGTCATCAAAGTGGTGAAACCTTGGTAACCCCAACGGCCGATCCATTACGGAGACCGCTCTACCTGGTTGAAATCTCTTCCAACTTTGTTTTCTTAGTCAATAATGAAAATAAGTTGTTGAAGGGTTCTCCGGGTCTATGCACGGATAGTATCTTCGCTGTTCCCCTCTTTCGAGAGGGACGACAGACCAAAAGGTACTACCCAAATCAGCTGATACACTGTATCAGGCACTGATTCTAGCTACGGAACGCAAAGACAGAATCTACTAGTCCACGCGCGAAGCGCGTCTGGTAGCATCCGATCAATGGTCGGTTAGTCGCTTAGGCTAACTGCTCCAAGGGGGG